AACGCAAAAGGTGCTTCTGCGGTTGGAACTCCATCGTCTGGCTTAGCTGAGTTTGAAATTGATCGTCCTTTTGTGGATGATGCTTTAGCTGCTTAGTTTTTATTATCAAAGGGGCTTAACTGCCCCTTTGATTTAACTTTTATATATTATTTATGAACATTGTAGAACAAATTAATCAACACAGAGTTGAAGAAAAAGATAAACTTATTATCCAATTTTTTGATAAAAAAAGACAAATTACTAATGAAGATTTTGAAACAATTAATGTTTTAAATGAAAGTGGTAATTTTATTTATGATTTATATGTTGAAATTTCTAACAGAGATGATCCGTTTGCTGTTGTATGTAAAAATGTTGAAAAAAATGACATGATTATAAATGTAAATGGAGTAAAAAAAAGATATAAGTATAATGAGGTATACAAAAAAGCATTTGCAATTTATCAAGCAAGAAAAGAAAATAAAGAAAAAGCTGATGATAAAGACGATGAAATCAATCGCCTTAAAAAAGAATTAGCTAAATTGCAAAATTCTAATAAAAAAGGAAATAAACCAAAAGAAGAATCTGAATCAATTCAAACTAATTTAGAATAATGACTTTACTTACTCTTTGCACAGATATTTTAAAAGAAACTAAATCAACAAATATTCCCTCTGCTATCATTGGTAATAATGATGATGTTGCTAAACAAATATTTCAAGCTGCAAAGGTAAGTATTACAGATTTGGCAAGAAATTATCAATGGCAAGAATTACAAAAAGAATATAGTTTCTCTAGCGTTGTTGATCAAGCAACCTATAACTTGCCAACTGATTTTGATAGAATGATTGACAATACATTCTGGAATGCTAGTCAAAACTGGGCTATGATTGGAGGATTAACTCCTGAAAATTGGAGAATACTAAAAAATTCTTTATTAACTCAAGCCGAAACAATAGAATATTATCGAATTAAGAATAATCAAATAGTTATTCATCGAACACCATCTGTTGTAGAAAGTTATGTTTTTGAGTATATTTCAAAATATATTGTCAAAAGTTCCGCAAATGTAGAACAAACTGAATTTTTAGCTGATACTGATATTCCAGTAATCGATGAATATATTTTAAGATTAGATACTACTTGGAGATGGTTAAAAAATAATGGTCGTGCTTATGCCGACGAAAAAAATATTGCAGAAAAAGCGATTGCCGAAAGAATAAAGGCTAATGGCTCAAGAGGAACAATAAATTCTGCTCCAACTTTAAAAATGTATAATGCACAAATTAGTGCTTTTAAACCAATAAATGTTTAATCGTGTTAAATGTTAGAACTTCACCTTCATTATTGCAAGAAAGAAACGGTCAAGCCTTAAGGGTTAACATACCAGCTCCTTATGGCGGTTTAAATACTCGTGATAGTGAAAGCAACATGGAACCTACTGATGCTGTTGTTTTAGAGAATTTTATACCACAACAAGGTTCTGTTAAATCAAGGAATGGATATAGTGAATATTGCACTGGATTAACTGGATATATAGAAACTTTAATTGAACATTATTCTCAAAGTGTAAGAAAATTTTTAGCTTGCCACAATAACCAAATAACAGATATTACAAATCCATTAAGCACAAATGTTTTAGGATCTGGTTATACAAACAATAAATGGCAACAAGTAGCTTTTAATGGTTATACTTTATTAGTAAATGGTGCAGATTCTCCAATTAAATTTGATGGTTCTACAATAACAAGCAATGCTATTAGTCCAACTGGAGGAACTGCTTCAGCCTTAAATGGAATCAATATTTTTAAAAATACTGTTTTTGTTTGGGATACTACAAAACCTTATTTTTGGCATGGAGCAGTAAATGCAATATCGGGAACATTTTCAAAATTTGATTTATCTTATGTTTGTCCTAATGGTGGAAATGTTATTAGGATGGAAACAATTTCAAGAGATGGCGGGGCTGGAGCTGATGATTATTGTTCTTTTATTATGTCTAATGGTTATGCGGTTCTTTACGAAGGAGATGATCCAAGTAAAGCTAATCAATGGTCTTTAATTGGCGTTTATAAAATAGGCGTTCCAATGTCAATAAGATCAACAACAAAAGTTGCTGGTGATGTTGCATTATTAACAAATCAAGATTTCGTGTTATTTTCAACAGTATTGCAAAATGAAGGTCAGGCTACACAACAAACAAAATTAAGTGGTGCAGTTTTAGAAGTAGCTCAAGATTATATAAATAATAACGGTTGGGAAGTAATATCTTATCCTAGGGGTGCATTATTATTTTTTAATGTTCCAGTTGCCACAAATACAAAATACATCCAATATGGATTTAATACAATTACTGGAGCAGGTTGGAAATTTACAGGATTAAATGCTATTACTTGGGGTTTGTATAATCAAAGACTTTATTTTGGGGGAAATGGTAAAGTTTATTTATTTGATAACGGACTAGAAGATAATGGGACTTATATTAACTGTAAAGCACAAACAGCTTACAATAATTTAGGATCTCCTGCAGAAAAAATTGTAAATAGTTATAGAAACACTATAAAAATTGATGGATCTGCAATAATTAATAGTATTGTTAATTTTGATTATGGTAGAACTGAAAGCAAACAAACTAACTCGGTTGAAGCAAGTGGTAGCATTTGGGATGAAGCCGAATGGGATATTGCAGAATGGTCTAGTGAAAATGAAACACAAAACAAATTAGTTTACTCGTCAGGACAAGGAGTTGATTTGTCAATGAGGATTGAAGCTAATTTAAAAGGACAGCAATTAAGCTGGTATCGAACAGATTATAGTGTTAATGTTAGTAATATAATTTAAAAATTTATGGGAATTGGAAGTAGTTTTAAAAAAACAGTTGGTAGCGTAGTTTCAAAATTACCAGGAGGCGATACAAGACTTGGTGGTGCTATATACGGGGGAGCTTTAGGTTCGCTTGCTGGTCCACTTGGAATTGTGGGAGGAGCAACAGGGGGCTATATGGCTGGAAAATATGGAAGCGAATATAAAAAATCTGATGGCACTCCTATGACTGCAGAAGAAATTCAGAATATAGCAAATAATAGTTTATTTTCTAAATTATCTCCAACTGAACAAAAAGATTTATTATTAAATAATCCTAATATTATAACCCCCGAAGGATCTCAAATTTATGATCCTTACACAAACACAATTAGTTTAAACGAATCCGATTTTACTAAATCACAAAGACTTGATCAAGAACGATTAGCAAGTGAATTAAGTCGCTCCTTAAGTGGAAATTTACCTACAACTGATAATGAAGCAGTTAGGCAAGCGACTTTTGAATTGGGTAAAAAACAATTAGAACCTGAGTTAAGAAGTCAAAAACAAGCTTTAGCAGTTGAATTAGCTAATAGGGGCATTCCAATTGGAAGTGATGCTTATAATAGTGAGATGAATCGTTTTGAAAGGCAACAAGGCGAGCAATTAAACCAATTATCTTTGCAAAGTTTATTAACAGGTATACAAACGGCTGAAGCTCAAAGACAAGCAAGATTTAATGAAATATCTTCTTTACTTGGTAGAACTCAAGTAGGAGCTGGAACAAATTTTGGTCAATATCAAACTAATTATCAAGGTTTAGATTTGATGGGTGCGGAGCAAGCGTCTTTAAATAGACAATCACAAGAAGGAATAGCTAGAAGACAAATTAATGCTCAAGCAAACGCAGCTAAATGGCAAGCTGTAGGATCGTTAGTTGGCGGATCAGCTCAAGGAATTGGTGCAGCTGGAGGAGTCAGTAATTTCTTTTCAGATGTTTCTTTAAAAACTAACATTAAATTTGAAAATAAAGTAATAAATTACTTGCCTATTTATTCTTTTGAATATAAAAATAGCAATCATGGAGCTGGACGCTTTGAAGGTGTTATGGCTCAAGATGTTGAAAAAACCTATCCTGAAGCCGTCAGCATAAGCCCTGAGGGTTATAAAATGGTTGATTACTCTAAAATTGGAATTGATTTTAAGAGGGTTAATTAATGAGACAAAATGTAAGAGTCGAAACATTAGCACGAAAAGGACAAAATGTAAATAGACAGCTTTTAGAAAATGCCTTAGCACAATCACAAGGTGTTAGTCAATTTGCTATGAATAGCGATAACTTTGGAGGTGGAAGAGCGGGGGCGTTTGGAGCTGTTGCTCAAGGGTTAACTGCTGGAATTGGTGCATATGCTCAATATAAAAATCAACAAAAATTAGTTGAATTAAATGCAAGCGATGCAGAAGCTTTTGCTAATTTCGCTACTGAAAAAGGTAATCCTGAATTAGCAAGCATAGCTTCAAGATTAAGTCCTGAAAGTAGAGAAGCTTATTATTTATCAATGATATTGCCACAATCTCAAAATGCCAATATTCCTTCAGCGATTAGAGAATTTGAATATTATAAAACTTTACCAGCAGAACAACAAGCTCAATATCTTGGCGTTAAAAGAAATATAGCTGGAGAAGGTGCGGTAATTAATCAACAAGGACAAGCTCAAACATTAGGAGGCTATGGACAAGCTGGAGCTCAAAAAGCAGGAATGCAACAAACAGCTAGAAATGTTAGTGATTTAGATTATAAACCTCTTATAGCGGGAAAATCCACTTTTGCCCAAGGAAAAGCGGAAGAAGATGTTAAGGCACAAGAAAAGCTCAATAAAATTAATGCCGATTCTAGCAATTTAACAAATTTATTAGATTCTTTAGCAACTCACCCCGGTGTTCCTGATTTATTTGGTGCTAAAGGTGGTGGTGCAGTTTTATCTTATGTTGGCAAAAAAGAGCCAATTGCAGGCAGTAATGCGGCTGGTGCAAAAGCACTATTTGATCAAATTAAAGGTCAACAATTCTTGCAAGCATTTGAAAATCTTAAAGGTGGAGGTCAAATTTCTGAAAAAGAAGGCGAATCAGCAACTAAAGCTTTGTCTGCATTAAATGAAAATATAAGTGAAAAAGAATTAATAAAAAATATTGGAATATTAAAAAGCACTATTGAAAAAGCTAAATATAGAGCTGAAGTCCGTGCAAGTCAAGGTTATCAAAGGCAATCAAGTCAACCACAACAAAATATAGAAAAATCTGTTTTATTACCACCAGCTAATACACCTGCAAAATCTAACATAAAATTTTTGGGGTTTGAGTAATGCCAATAGCTAAAATACAATTACCAGACGGAAGAATAGGAAGATTTGAAGTAGCTGAAGGCACAACGCCCGACCAAGTATTAGAATTTGCCAATAATCAATTTGGCGGGCAACAACAAATGCAACAGCCACAAGAAAGAGTTCCAACTCAACCTACGCAATATGTAGAAAGAAACACGCAACCTCAACCTTTAAGCCAAAAAGAAGCTTTATTAACTACGGCAACTAATATACCATTTGCACCAAGAATTAAAGCGGGATTAAGTGCAATATCTGCAAAAGCACAAGGTGGCGATGAATCAATATCAAGATTTTATGATGAAGCTTTAAGCAATGAATTATCTAAGTTAAGACAAGCAAGAGAGCAATATCCAAAACAATCATTTGCAAGTCAATTAGCAACTGATGTTGTTGGAGGAGGAAGAATATTAAAAGGTTTGGGTATAGCTGGCAATACAGCAAAACAAGCCTTAGCAGGTGGAGCAATTTTAGGTGGAACTACTGCATTAGGAGAAACAAAAGATATAACCAATTTACCGCAATCTTTAACAGATTTAGGAGCTGGTGCTATTGTTGGTGGAATTGGAGGTCCCATCTGATTTATAAATCTCTTTAAAAGCGATTGCTACTTTTTTCGAAAAATTATGTATT